GTATCTCGCACCGCTGACCTTTGCGGTCATAATGCCCCCCGTTTTTCTTGTTATCTGTAGAAGTTCTGCTTCAAAGTTTACAACCATGCCTGTGGCCGCATTTACATAAAAATCACCATATTTTTCTGCACCTATGAGTAACTTAGCAAAATCACCCAAAGCTCCAGTGATAGCACCAACAGCATTATCTCTCTTACAAGTTGGAGGATCAGTAGATTTATCTAACAAAGAATGAAAACGATTAACACTGAAAGTAAGGCCCTTTCCAGTGTTTGTTGTAAAAATATCGACTAATTCTTTATTTCTACCTGTTAAAGGGTCATATAATCCTTTTTGTTTTTCGTATTCTCTCAATGCTCTATTATAAGCTCCCTGGCCATCACGACCAACTTTAAAATCTTCTCTCTTTGGTTTATCTAATGGTCGAAAATCACTGGTGAATGAAAAATTAGATAGTGGTGTACCATCAGCCACGTTTGTACCAGCAGGAGCTCCATAATCAATTGCGTAAATATTCTGTTCTTTTACTGCAGAGTTTATATTCTTTGATGATACAGCATTAGTCGATCTTGTCGTATCTCCACTCTTTAATGTAGTCGTTTCTCCATCAAGACACTGTTGACTCTTCATGAATACGTTAGTAATGACAGGTTTTTGTTCATCATCACCATCTATCCAAAGACCCAATACACTTTCTCCACCTTCCAATTGATGTGTATTAGGAGCTGCTCCATATCCACTGGATATAAATGGATTACCCATAACAGATGCGAAGGGTAGGTCGTTAGGATCTTTTATTTGATCATGATACCCAACAACTCTAACCTTCACACGGTTAGGATATACGTTATGTTCTCCTTTTCTAGCTGCAGTTCCACAATCTTTATCGTTCTTCAATAAAGTGTTTTCTGTCCAAGTCTCTCTAGGAGCAACTTGGCCTATCCACCAATTGATACCAGTAAAACTGTCAGATCCCTCAAAGATACCTTGCATTAGTCGTCATATACTAGACACTCTGGTTCGTCAGGGTGCATATCACAAAATAGTTCTAGTGCATTAGGATCATGATGATCGCCTGCTTCGATTTCTTCTTTATGATGTTCTACATAAACTTCAAGTTCATGAAGTTCTTCCTTTGCATGTCTACGAGCTGCAGGGGAAATTGTAGGATCTTGAATTAGATTCTTGTCCTTTTCTATGTGTTCTTCTATTGTTTTCATAATAGTACCTCCTTATACTATATTTATTTAAGCATCTCCAGGCGTGTCTCTTACAAGCCTAAGGTATGTATAACATTGTACACCATTATCACGGAAATGTACAGTATGTCTCAGATCCTTGATAAGGTAAAATCCAGATAACCACTCATCATTCCCTGCCATGGTTTTTATTAGTTTAACTGAGATTACATCACCAGCTTCCAATTGAACGTTACATGGAACTGTAATTCTTAAAGAACGAGACAACAATGTTTCATATCTCATTCTTGATTGACTGATCACTTTGTGTGGGTGATAATCACCTTCTCCTGAGTCAATTGTTCCATCAGTTCTCTGTGTAAAATCAGTGATAGCTACTCTAGTAACTCTAGTAGGATTTTCATTAATATCATCATTAACTTCAACTAATTCTTCGTCACCCAAGTGGGCTTGTTTAGCATTTGATTTTGAAAATGGTTGTTGTTTAGTGACTTGAAGAGTATGTAAGTTAAAGTAACTTCTATTCTCACCAAACATCGAATTTTCCATTTGATTTATAATGTCCTGATCATATTCAAAACTAGGATTGTATAGATCAAAATTAGGAGCATCTGAGATGGTATCATTTTGAATATACTGAGCAACATCTCCTTTCTTACCATCACTTATCATCGTATCAATACTCTTAAATTTATGTGCGCTTTTCGTTTGCCAAAATAAAAATCCAACTCTATCACTTCCTCCACCATCTTCGGGCATGGATGCAGATACAGCTCTTCTTGCTAACCAATATAATCCTTTGAATGGTCTCCAGTAATTACCAAAGAATCCATCAGAGTTAGCAGTTTCTTCTACCTCCATAGAATCTTCATCAACTTTAAGATAACTTTTTAAAATATTTTCTACATGTGTGCTAGCTTTTACTGTATTATCGTATTTTTGTGTGAGTCTATTCTTTTCGTTTTCAATTATACTCTTTGAATTTACTATGATAGTAAAAATATTGGAAGTAGAAACAGATTCATTCTGTACAAATGATGTTAGTATCAAATCATCAAACTCTAAATTCCCACTTTGATGTTGAATTTCTATATTTACTCTCTCCGTGCCACGTAATTTAAGATCTGTCAGCGCATCTTCGTTTGAAACAAATACTATCTCAAACTCAAACATTGGTTCAAAAATACTCTCATAGTAATCAATGGACAAAACAGTTGTGATATTATCTCCTAATGTAGCAATTTTGCCTTCTTTTCCAAGAATGGTTAAATTTTTTATAATTACGTTTTTAATATATGACATTAGGCTATTGGCGGATCTGTGAGGATGATGACCGTATTAGTTACTCCTGTGTCTGTATTTAACATAGCAATATCATTAGACATTGGTTTAACATTAATTTTACTCAAATCAATTGATTTACCAAGTATTTTAGGAAATTTTTTAGGAATTTTTCTTATATCATCTAACACACCTTTCAATATACTCGGACTCATTTTTTTAGTATTGACACCTCTCATTTTAAATGTTTCAAATATGGCCATCACCTCTTCACCGTACCTATCAACTTGTAAGGCATTAGTTTCATATGCATTTCTCAAATCATCTGTTTGTTCTAACATATCTTGCACACCTATTTTGTTCTGTCTATAAGATCTCATAATTCTCTGATAATCCCTTATGTAAAGTTTTTTTAGATCAGATTTAAGTAATGTCGGACTTTTTAATTTTGCTTTCTTCATGAAATCAAATATTGCAAATTCTGGTATCTTTTTTTCAAGATCTAGAAGTTCTTTTTTTAATTTTGCATTTCTTCTTATCAGAATTCCTTCCCTACTCATCGGTGGAAATTTTATAATTCCCTTTTCATTCATAATAACAGCGTTTCTCATTCTTTCTTTAGTAGGTAGATCAGAATAATTAACAGCTGGTTTATCAACTTTTACTGATTTGTTTGTGCCACCAAAAAACTTTTTAATGTTTCTAAAACCTCTAGTGATTGCACTTTCTTCTTTTGCTGGAAGTCCAAGTCTTACTTTACCACCATCTTTCATGAATTTTTTAGTTATCTTCCTTCCTTCTTTTATTAGACTCTGTCCAGATTTTACAGTACCGACAGTAGCACCAGTAATTAGAGCAGCAACTTCGACCTTTGAAAGAGTTTTTATAGCATTTCTTACCTTTTTCTTCTTAAATGTTGTTTTTGTTTTTTGCTTTTTGGAAGGGAAATCAGGGAAAAACAATGGGAGTCTTGGTAGACTAAATCCTCCTCTTTTCTTTCTCTCTTTTGCAAGTTCACCAAATTCAACTCCCGCCTTTCCAGGCAAAATCGGAATACGTGGAATTGTTCTTCTTAATCTATAATTAAGAGTTGTTATCTTATCTAAATCTCTACCAAGTAAAGTATTCTTAGCCTTTAGTATATTTAAAACATTAGTAACTCCGCTTTGAGTCTGTTCTAACCTTGTTTTTAACGATTGAATTTGTTCCGTAGAAGTATTATCAGATTCCATAGGAGAATCTAACGGCATCAAATCTGTTATAGGGTTGAATTCAGCCATTATACACTCTTAACAAATCCCTCATATGGAGAGAATCTACGACTCGGATCTAAATCCACAATCTCACTATCTAACACACTCGTAGCACTACTTGGAGCTCCATCACCACTAGCTATCTCTTGGGCTGTGCGAAGATCAATAATTTGTGTTGTGCCTGATATTGAATCTAAAGGTAATGTTGAAACAAGATTGGGAGAAACATTCACATTTTGTGAAACTGAATTATCCGAATCAATCACATTTGTGTTTTTATTTTCATTTTCTATCTTAAGATTACTTTGATTCTGTTCATTTGGTTTTTTATTAAATTTAAATAAATTTAAGAAAGCTTCAATAGGAGTAGGCCCACCAATACCAGTGAAACCACCCAAAGTGCCTCCAGCGTCCTCTAAATTTTTTGATGCTTCAGATTTTCCTTCCTGATAAAACGGAATATCTGGAAGTAAACCACTTTCAAAATCAATTATCTCAGGATCAACTCTATCTTCAATCACATTTTCAACTACCTCATCAACAGAACCATCATCGCCATCTGGTAAAGCATTAACCACTTCCAATCCTATGGATGTTAAAAGAGCATTTCTCAAATCTGTTGACAAATTACCTGTTATCTTTTGAACATTTTTCTTTCTTGTAGTCACAAAATTAAATATTGATTTCTCAAATCTTGTTCTGGATCTTGTTTTTCCTTTTTCGGCTATTTCTTCTTCCAAATCCTCCATCAATTTTTTTCTATATGCACCTTCTATGGTAGAGGTTTCGATTAGTGAATCACCTATAGCCCCAATATTTTTGTTTATCTGATCTATTATACCTACCAAACCAGCAAAACCCTCCACCATCACCTTTTTGGCATCAAGTCGTGGAGCAATTGTGGTGCCTAATGATAATCCTTGATTTTTTGCAATATTGTTTAGAACGGATTGATTTGTTGATACTATATCGGGAGCATCATCCAATCTACCATCACCACCCAGAAACCTCATAGCTCCTTCTTGAGTGGGAGAACCACGGCCATCTCCCTTTTTTAAATTTAAAAGTCTTTTATTAACACCTAAATTATCTTTCTCAACGGTATCTTGTCTACCTGTAAATCTATCAATTAAACCGCCTATAGGATTACCAAGAAGACTATTTAATAAATCAGTATAAAAAAGACCACTAAAAATTTTTCCACCAATTCCTTTACCAATTAGTCCTTTTCCTAAAAATGGTAAAAATTGAAATGCCATTAACCTAGTCCTTGTTGCTGTTGTTGTTTTAGTTTTTCAGCTTCTAAGTAGTTTCTTAGTAAGTTTACATAAATGTCTCTTTCCCAAGGCATCATGTTTTCTATCTCAGTCAAAGAATATTTATGATATTGTATTAGAGAAAATGTTAATTCATAGTATGACTCTGCACTCAAATGAGCCATACTTAGCCGAAAAAACTTGCCAGTCCCTCCAACGTAACAGTTGATTTGACTTTAGTGTTTGGATTCTCAATCTCAATTTCATGTGATAATTTAGGCATTGTATCAAAAAACTTTTCGACCTCCTTAAATTGTGATGAATTTAATCTTTCTACAAATTCAAGTAATTCTTTTTTGGTACAGTCTTTAGCTTCCCATGCTTCCTCTTCACTAAAAACCATGTCAATACATGATGATATAATGTCAAAACTATTATCTTTACTCTCATCAAAATTAAAATTTTCATCAATGAATTGATCTAATGATGGATATTTTAATCTCATAGTGTAAGTATCATCAAGTTTGATATCAGGACTATGATTCTTATCCTTTTTAATTTCTATCTCATCAATATAAATTTGAGAGTTGACCTTAGTTTTTCCATCATCAGGACAAGTAATCACAAGGTCAATACTTTCTCCTATGGATCTAGAACGAATATTTAAGAATAAGTATTCGATATCAAAAGTTGGCAATTCGTCAATCTTAACACCTTTAGTTAAAATACAACTTTTCAAAACATCCTTTATAGCTCTAGAAATATCCTTCATAGAATTACTTTCTATCGCAAGTATAAGAATTTTTTCTTCTTTTACTAAGAATGGTCTATATTTAATTTTCTTACCGTTTGATGGTAGAGTTAAATCATAAGAAGGTGTAACAATCGTTGGTAATGGCATAACTATTCACTTCAGTGCTTTATTTAGTCACCTGGCTGGACGTTATTATTATAGAAACCTCCACCAGCACCTTCTGGTTTTTCAAATAAGTTTTTCCACCAATTATGTTTTGGCCCGTCTTTTGTGATACTCGTGTTAAAGTAACCCTGTCCTATATCTTCAACATCAGTGCCCATAATTTCAGTAACTGGTTGATTATTATCTACAGGTGTAGTTGGATTAACAACAGTTCCATAAACTTTAGGAAATTGACCTAACCAAGGATCAAATGAATCAGAATATCCCTTCCAACCAGATCTAACCATACCTTTAGTCACATTTTGCATTGTATATCTTTCATATCTAAAAGTTACATTTAATTTTAGAACTGATCCAGATTCATAATTTACAGGAACTGATGATATTGATAGTGGCCATGATCTTATAAAACAATAATATGCATAACCAATACCTCTTCTAAATGTATCTTTATTGAATTTAGCTATACTCATTGTACACTTATAATCTTTTGGATACCTTAAAGTCATCACCTGATCATGAGCTTTACCATCAGTATCACCATGAAGAGGGTTGATTAATTGCATCCAAGCTTCAAAATATCTTAGAACTTTATAATTTCTATCAACCATAAAAGTAAGAGTTACATCATCATATATTCTTTTAAAAGGCATTCTTTCTGTAATACCTTGTCTGTCACCAGAAACTTCTACATCAGCAAAGGATGATCCAGGCAATACAGCATCAGATACAAATAAACCCAAATCTTCATCTACAAATCTTCTTGATATACCAGCATCTGCAGCTGCATTATACACATTTATATTTGGTTCCATAAAACCTTGATACTTATTATCAAGAGCCACTGTCTGGAATCTTGATCGTATCTCGTTGATTGGATAATTTTTTGGTCTTCTTGACATTATCTCTAAATAGATATCAGCTAGTTATCGCTTTTATTTATGAGCTATAGTGGGAAGTATAGGCCTACCAACCCCAGAA